TATTCATATTCAAAAGATGTAATTAAAGGCAGATGGCCCGAAGCAGAGAAGACAATCATGTCAGATCCACGCACTGCATATGCTTATGCCAGGAACGTAATTAAAGGCAGATGGCCCGAAGCAGAGAAGACAATCATGTCAGATCCAGACACTGCATATTCTTATTCCAAGCTATTTAATAAAAAATGACTTTAGAAGAAATATTAGCCGAATCAGCTGCCTGGAAAAAGAAGGAAGGCAAAAATAAGAATGGCGGACTAAACGATAAGGGTGTCGAATCTTATAGAAAAGAACACCCCGGATCTAAGCTTCAAAAAGCTGTAACCAAAAAGCCTAGTGAAATAAAAGCAGGAAGTAAGGACGATAAAAGAAGAAAATCATTCTGTGCAAGAATGAGCGGTATGAAGGGTCCTATGAAGGACGAGCACGGAAAACCTACCAGAAAAGCACTTTCCCTGAAAAAATGGCATTGTCATGAAAGTATGAGAGAAGCCGAGGGTGATGCTGATGGCGTACCCCATCTGACAAAAGAATTATTATCTCATATTGTTCAGCAAATTGGCACTGAAGGAGCCCATGCAATTGTTAAAAGTTTAGAATGGGGCGACGGTGCCGCAGATGAACTTCTTGATCTGATTAGACAAGATTTAGAAAATAATATAAAAATGCAAGAAAGTGTAAAACAAAGATTAGATAAATCTTGTTGGAAAAGATATCATAAATTTGGAACCAAGACAAAAAATGGAGTTAGAGTTAATAATTGCATTCCTAACGAATAATTTAAGAAATATATTGATTTTCTATGCAAGATTTGCTATAATCAGTCGATGATTATCGAAATTCTACGTGACGCCATCTTACAAAATATAGGTCCATTAAAACAGGCACCTAAAGGATTTTTAAAAAGAAATTGTATGCTCTGTCAATCAAGAGGGCACGGAATAGATACACGAAGTAGATTTGGTATACAGTTCAATACTCAATCAATTTCTCTGAATTGTTTTAATTGTGCTTTTAAAGCCGGTTATACAGAAGATATGGATATGTCGAAATCCTTTGAATTTTTTCTTAGGCAAATAAGCATAGATGAAAAGTTTATAGAACATATCAAGTTTGAGATATTTAAACTAAAGAATAGTATAAAACAGATACGAGATGGTGAAATACCTTCAGAGCAGGGTGATAAACTAAAGTCACTATTTCAAAAATGGAAAACTATCGAGCTGCCTGCGGATTCTTTATCTATTCAACAGTGGTTAGATTACGGCTTAGATGATTCGATGTTTCTAAATGTGACACAATATGCAATCAATCGTCACATTTACAATCTTAATGAATTTTACTGGACACCGGACACAAAACATCAGCTGAATCAAAGATTAATAATACCATATACATTTAAAAATAGAATAGTAGGTTATACTTCTCGATTGTATTATGACCCACCTAAATCCGGACCGCCTAAATACTATCAGCAATGTCCTACAGACTTTGTCTATAACTTAGATCATCAAGACGGTTGGTCGCGTAAATACGTTATTGTAAATGAAGGTGTATTGGACGCATGGACAGTAGACGGTGTGAGTATTCTTGGTGAGATAGGCCAAGCAAAAGTCGACATTATCGACCGATTGCAGAAACAGGTAATAGTCTGCCCCGATAGAGATGAAAAAGGCCGGGATCTTGTAGAAGTTGCAATAGAAAACAACTGGGCCGTATCTTTCCCTAAGTGGGACGATAATATAAAGGATGCAGCAAAAGCAGCAGAAAAATACGGCAGATTGCTTACTACTCATTCAATAATTGCATCTGCAATTCACGGTAAGGATAAGATTAGACTAACATGGGAAATTCAAGCTAATGCAAGAAGAAAACGCAAGTGAAATAAGCAATTATAGTAAGGAAATTGAGGATTTGTTTATTAGCTTTATGATGAGCAAACCTGATCTTTTTATTCGTTGTAAGGGTATTCTAAAGTCGGAATATTTTGATGATAGACAGAACAGAGATACTGTTGCATTCATTGAATCATATAGCACTGATTTTTCAAATATACCATCTGTAGAACAGATAAAAGCAGTTACGAAAAAAGAAGTGTCTATTATGGAGTTAGAGGCAGCAACTCACGAGAACTGGTTTCTTAGAGAGTTTGAAACCTTTTGTAAACATAAAGCCTTGCGAGATGCTATTCTGGGATCTCCGACACTATTAGATGAAGGAAGGTATGGCGAAGTTGAAGCAACGATTAAGGCGGCCGTGCAAATTGCCCTTGTCAAGGATCTCGGAACGGATTACTATGCTAATCCAAAAGCGAGGCTCGAAGCGATCAGGGAAGGTAAGGGGCAGTGCTCCACCGGCTGGAAAACGGTGGATGAAAAACTTTATGGAGGACTCAACAAGGGGGAGATTACGATTTTTGCTGGACAATGCGTGACCGCTGATACTGTTGTAATGGCCGTAAAAGTATTAGATTTAGATAAATACTTTAGCCAGTTTGGCCAGCATACAGGAACCGTAAATGAAGAAGACAAATGTTGAGAAGTTTTTAGGTATAAAAATCGTACAGAATATACTATCGAAAGATTATAAGCTATCCGAATTACAAAAAAATAATCTCGAAACGTACTTTGATCTGTATGGATACAGAAGATCGCAGGACAAATATACACGATTGGCGCATTTTATTGACCAGGGTATTGTCAATTTCATCGGCCGCGAAAAAGAGTTGCTGGTGCATAATAGAATGTCCGTAGACTATTTTTGTATTTTATACGGAGAAATACTGGGGAAAGAAAAATGGAATGCACACACCAAATCTACACGGAAGGGTCGGCCAAACTGTAAAGAATATTGGATTTGCAAGGGATATTCTGAAGAAGAAAGTATTAGAAAAGTATCTGAGCATCAGCAAATAATGTCACACAGGTCTTCTAAAAACAGAGATCATAGGAAGCATAGTATTAGATGTAAAGAATATTGGATAGAAAAAGGATACACAGATAGTACGGCAGATGAACTAGTTTCAGATAATCAAAAGAGAGATTTAGCATTTTATATAGAAAAATATGGTTTAGTGGAAGGTGCAAAGAAATACACATATTCCTGTAATAAAAGAAAAGCTACATGGAAAAATAAATCATTTGAGGAAATTAAGGCTCATTACCTCAAGACTATTCCACAGATTTATAATGAAAATGGACAAGAAATGCAAGCCATTAGATTGTTCCTGGAACAAAATAATATTGATGAAGAATTATGTAAGTTCGGTGCTCCAAAAAATCAGTTCTATCAATGGATTGATGAGATAGGATTTAGGAGATATGATTTGGCAATATTTTCGGACAGGAATCATGCCCAACTTACGGCAATAATGGAATTTCACGGCCCCGGCCATATAAACTTTTCAGATTATGATGAACAGATAAGGAATTGTGTAGTCGAGGTCGATGGTAAGAAACTACCTCATTTAGGAACATATGGCATGAGCTATGATAATGATATGATAAAACGCAATCACATTCTGAGAAAATATCCTGATTGTAAATATTATGTATTCTGGAATAGAGATCTAAAAAATAAGGATTTGAAGATAAAATGATATGTGAAAAAATAAAATATCTCTCGCAGTTCTATTCCCTAGATAAACTATTGTTTTATAAAGAAAAAGACATAAAACTTTTTGAAAAACTCTACCAAGATATGCAACCACAGGAGTATAAAGTTCTTGATCTTCATTCTACGGAAGATAAGTGGTTTGTAGATTCAGTCGATGGTTTAGTATCTGTTACAGGGCTTATTAGTAAAGGATCCTACGATATTTATAAAACAACTTTTGTAGATGATACACATGTGCATTCATCGGGATTGCATTGCTTTGAAAATATGCACGGTGGGTGGATAGCTCCTATAAATCTCAGCCCCGGGTATGCATTGAAAACAAAAAATGGGCAAAAAATAGTAAAGAACGTAATAAACACGGGCGCTAAGGATTTAGTATTTGATCTTGTTATTGATTCTGAAAATCATAGGTATTATACAAATGGAATCTCATCCCATAATAGCGGTGCGGGCAAATCACTTTTCCTTCAAAATCTCGCAGTCAATTGGGCTCAAGCTGGATTAAACGTAGTTTATCTTTCGCTTGAATTAAGTGAAAAACTTTGTGCTATGCGTATAGATGCAATGCACACCGGATATGAAACTCGAGAGGTAATGAGAAATATCGATGATGTTCACATAAAAGTTCGTTCTTCACAACAGAAAAGTAAGGGAACATTACGAATTAAGCAACTTCCAAATGGATGCACATCTAATGATATTCGTGCATACATTAAAGAATATGAAATACATGCAAAGATAAAAGTTGATGCAATTCTTGTTGACTATTTAGACTTAATGATGCCGATGTCTAAAAAGATTTCTGCAGAAAATTTATTCATTAAGGACAAATATGTAACTGAAGAATTAAGAAATCTTGCAATAGAACTTGATACTGTTACAGTTTCAGCATCTCAATTGAACCGAGGATCGTATGAAGAAATTGAATATGATCCTAGCCACATTGCTGGCGGCATTTCTAAAGTAAATACAGCAGATAATGTAATTGGTATTTTTACTAGTGCAGCAATGAAGGAAAGCGGAAGATATCAAATTCAATTTATTAAGACACGCTCTAGTTCTGGTGTTGGTTCGAAGGTAGATTTATCATTTAATAATAAAAGTTTAAGAATTTATGATCTCGATGAAGACGACGATAATGCAGTAACAGCAACTTCAAAGAACATATATGATCAACTGAAGAAAAAAAGTATCATTAAATCGGGAGAAAAATTAGATGCAGAATCAGGTGAAATAACTAAAATTACAGCAAGAGAATCCGAAGAAAATCCTCTTGCTGGAATGAGTACTCTTAGAGCATTCTTAAAGAAACGGTAAAATATCTTATTAGCTGGTGAACTACCACTGGACTAGAGATCCAGTAGCTTCCTGTTTTATCGATACCTCATCAACTCGAGACATATGCCTCTCATCAACAAGTAGTTTCGTATCTCCACAGGCGTTATTTTTACTTGTTCGGGCAATTCCTGCCCTACAAGTTCTTTCATTACTGAATGTCTTCATCTCAAATCAATATTTTTACTTCTACTTCTACTTCTACTTCTTTCGATGCCGATATGATGGTTGTATTAATGTAAGGGTTTGCTATACATCACAGAGCCAAATATCCCCATATTTTCATCTATAGCAACCCAATGCTATGTCTTTGAATATGTCTTTGAATATGTTTATATGAATGATGAGTCAATATAAACAGTGATGGTGTATTAGCCTCAAATCGCTTACATCCATACTAATAAAGATCGTATGGTTTTACGCTCGACAGATAAATAGTTAAAAGCATTTGGAGACCGTATTTTGCCATCCATAAACCGTAGAAGTAGATCAATACTCGAGGAGATTAGTTCCTATGTTCCTCAAAAGAGCAAAGAAGAACTAATCGAAGCGAGAGCTCAGCACATTATAGTCTCTGCCATAAATTTATTAGAGTCAATTGACGAAAATTTCACAACCGAGGAAGCAGAAGCTTTAAAGAAACGTTTTGTTTCAAGTATTCGTGGTTCGGATCCTAATCGTTTTACTAGAATGGTAAGACGCATAAAAACTGGTAGCGAAGAGGATGAAGATCTAAATGGCGGACAATAATCCACAACTTGTTAAGCAATGGATCCAATATTTAAAAAATAACCAAATTGTTGGATTAAAATCAGATCCACAAACAGGTCGATTGGATTATAGAAGAGAAGTTACTACTGATGATGTTAGTAGATTTTTAGAATTAAACACTAATTATTCACAAGATGAAATTAGTAATGCTATTCAGATGGTCTTCTCCAGGCAATCAGTAAATAAATCACCATCCAAACTAACAAATAATCCATCAGTAGATAATTCGTCTAAAACGTCGTCTAATACTAAGCAGCTTCCTTCCACTAATTCAGCACAACAAAAACCTGCAAAGAAATATAATAATAACGATGCTGAAGAAATTCCCGATAAAACAATAAGTGAAAATATTAAGGATACACAGCCGACACCTTTAGATGAAAAAGATGTAGAATCTATTTTTAATATCTTATCTTCTCAACAACCCGGTGCTAATTCTGCATCGCCTCAATCAACATCCGGAAATAAAAGGGGACAAAGAAATGCACAATCTTCAGCAAGCACTGCTGCAGGACAACCGGTAGCACAGCCCGATCCTGGGAAGAAAGAAGAAGACCTTCGTAAACTCAAAAGAATTATAAGAGATACAATGATCCCGTCTCAGCGTATGTCATTATGGCGAGAATTAAATGAATAAAATTAAAGAAGCACTATTAAATCCAGTAGATACAAAAGCAATATTTAAATCGGCTGCCGATTTTCGTAATAATCCTACCGGTGTTGCACGTTTATTTAAAGGCTTAAAAAAAGATAAAATTGATGTAAATGATATCATGCAAGAATGGCTCTCGCAAGGCCGTCCGGATGACACACGCGACATAAGTAAGTTATTATCTAAAAAGTTCGGCTTTAATGATAAAGAAATTAATAAAGTATTTTCAAAAGTATTTGGACAAGATAAAAAAACTGGAAAAGCAGAAGAACCCGTATCTAGTCCTGCTATAAAAAAGATTGCCGATTACATAAGAAAAAATGGACTATCAGACGAAATAAAAACATTTATGCAAGAAGAATTTGGTAAGGAACTTGGTATATCGGAAAGTAAAATGATGTACGAAGACATTAAACGCGTCTTTATGCATATTGTGCAAGAAGAAAGATCAGACAGATTTGAACTTATTAAACATTTGGAACAAACACAACTCGGCCGCATAAAAAAATGAATGTAAATGAAGTATCTAGTAGTATAACACATTTAGAAGATTTGCCTCTTAGCGAATTTATACATGTAATTAGAAAACTACATGAATACGAAATTACTGAAAAAGTCGATGGAGCACAGATACTCTTCGGGTTAGACGAGAAAGGTTTTTATACATCTCGTGAAACTAAAGGCGGCACGCGAATTTACGAAGCAGATAGGTATGATATTAAATTTTCAACAACCTATATGCGTTCAGCACACAGACTTCTTGAAAAAGTATTACCAACATTATTGGCAGCCGGTATGGCACCGGGTGACCAGGTCGAGGCCGAGGTGTTATTTGGAGAACTTCCAAATGTAGTACCATATTCGGCGGATACAAACTATCTAATCTTCCTGCGAACCACTGCCGGCAATGCGAATATAGATCGCCTACAGCAGAAGCTTAGTGGTTTATCTCTTCCTATCTGTCTCGAGTCGCCATACACAGAAGATGGTAAATCGATAATACTTGTAGAAGAAACAAATAACTGGGAGTTTGCAAGAGTTCCAAAACTTCCAGTTGACACAAATATGATTCAGAAAAAAGTTGTTATTCCTCTTCGTCAAATGCAAGTATTTCTCGAATCTGCCTCAGGAATAAATAATCTCTCAAATAAAGATATAGAATCTATTCCTTTAAATAAAAGACCTACTTGGTGTGCAGTACCTGAATGGAAAATATATAAAGATCTTATTAAAGAAAAGAAAACTGAAATTAATAATATTATTCATAATGGTTTTATTTTGGAAATTAAAGAAATACTGTTAGATCATATTGTTAGAAATCGAGGAAGTTATTTTGGTCCAGAAGTTAATGCCGGCGGATGGATAGAAGGGGTAGTACTAAAACACAGAGATTCAGGTAAGGTAGTAAAACTTGTTGATAAATCTACTTTTGGCATAATTAGAGAATTTGCATGGGAAGTTAGAAATAACCTAATAGAAAATGCAAAAAGTGTAGAAAATAATCCAAGTTTTGTCGGTAAACTAAGAGTAGCAATGGCAACGGCACTTGGTCATCCTGATCTTGGAACATTGCAGGCAAAAAACTATTTAAGAAAAATAGGAACACTTACAGAAGAAAGAATTTATAATTTATCAAAATCTGTAAATTTTTCTAATGTAAAAGATTATTGGATTTCTTTACTTGAAACAAAAGAAAAAGAACTTTTAGAAAATTTTTATAAATATGAAAAAGAAAAAACCAAAAGGAAAGTTGTTGTATTTGAGGGACAAATCAGATCACCTCTTGTTTGTAGATACGATGGCACACCGATAGACCAAAGAACACGAGAAGTCTTTGCCTCGATATTTGAGCAAATCTCGAGCTATAAATCGACTATCAATAATTCAAAATCGGTAAATGATTTAATTTTTATATTAGTTGGAAAACAACTGACCGAGTTGACATAAGAGTATTTAAGATAGTAAAATAAATTAGTAAACACTATAATAATTTTATCTCAAATATCGATTTAACTGATCTTATAGATTAATGAAACTAAATTATATTATTACCCCCGAAAATCAAGGGGGCGCAGCAGTACCCGGATGTGGAACCATAAGTCGTTATGAAATAAAGCCTACGCTTTCTCAGTTGTCCAACGATCTTAAACTTCCCTTCGATTTAAACAATTATATTATAGGGTCAACAGGTAAAAGAGATTTTTCAGGCGATATCGATCTTGTTATAGATAATAAATGGTGGGATTATGGTGTAATTTCATTTAGAGAAAAACTCGAAGAGATTTTTCCTAAAGAAAATATTGCAAGAAATGGAAATATGCTTCATTTGAAGTATCCTATTCCCGAGCAATTCTATTCAGCCGAATGCACTGATCCACAACCGAGAACTGGATATGTGCAAATAGACTTTAATTTTGGCGATTCCGATTGGGAAAAATTTTATCATTTTAGTCCCGGTGATCAGTCTGCATATAAAGGTGCTCATAGAAATTTAGCAATTGCTGCTATTTCTGCAATAGTGGGTGTATTAGAATCATCCGAAAGAGATCTGCAAAATCGACCAATTCAAATTATTCGTTGGATTTTTGGATCGGCCGGATTCAAAAAGGTAATGAGAAGTAGTATTAAGGACTCACGTTCCGGTGATTGGTTAAAAAAACAGCAAGAAACAATTCTTATTGGTCCGTATTTTGACCCAGACACCATTGCTGAATTATTATTTGAAAATGAAGAGGCTAGCGCAAAAGATTTATTCAGTCTTGAAACAATACTTATGGCAGTTAATAGATACTGTGGATTAGTTGAAAAAGAAAAAATATATAGACGAATGGCGTCTAATTTTTACGATTGGCCATCCGGAAGAAATTTTTATTATCCAGATGAAATAAGCCGCTATTTTCCTATAAATGATAAATAAAGTTATGAATAGGATTAAACCTATCACAATTTAAGGAATATTTATATGACACAAAAAATTCACGGCGCAGCTTATTCTGGTATCTGGGTTGAAAAGCAAGTTACCTTTGTTAAGCTAACTTTTAGTACAGACATTTCTGCCCTTCCAGCAGCTGATCTTACTGTTCTAGGAACAACAACCCCTGTTGGTCTCAATACAGTGGCAGATTCCACATTTGCTATTGTAGAAAGTGCAATCGTACAGGCTCTTAAGACTCTCGAAACAAAGTCTACAGTTCTTGGTATTTCTAAGTACAATGTAGGAACAACATCAGTTGATGTTATGATTGGTTTTGCAGATGGTTGGTTCTCGGATGTTAACGGTATTATTGCTACTGCTCTTCCAATTGTTAATGCTCAGGCATCAGTAACAACAGTTGCTACAGCAGCACCTTTCAATAATCTTGGTGACTTGGTTACTGTAACTCCAACATCAGTTACATTCTCAATGGAATTCACAACGTTTAATGGTACAATGCCAGTTGCAACATTTGCAAACGGCGACTTGGATCTTGGTCCTGGTGCATCCTCTGGTGCAACTCCAACCAACAGCCCAACCGGTACCGCTGGTTACTATCCAGGAAAGGGCGAAACAGGCGTTTAATTACATCTTGTTTTATCACAAAACCCGCTTTAGGCGGGTTTTTTGTTGACAAAAATTTCTATATAGTGATAAATACATTAACTTGTAGGAGATTAGAAAATGGCATTACGTGTAAATGGCGGAATCGTTAATCAACAAACATTGACAGGTGGACTAAGATTTTTTAAGATTGTGGGACCATTTGCTTGGGCAGTTTCGGATGGAACAGTTAATTTACCTGTTTTGGTTTCGGGCGGCGCAGTCACAGCAACAACATATTTTCAGGTAGGTAATGGATTTCCTGTACCGGAAAGTGCTGCAGAACTTGTGTTAAGAACACTTACTGCCCAATGTGATGTTGCAATTATTGGATTTACACCAGGCGTAAATGGTACGACCACAGAAATGGATATTGCATGTTCTGCCTCAGCATTTGGCTGGGGATCTGACTATCCGGATTATACTGTTCCACCGGCAAATGCCGACGAGGATCAATTACCAACAACCCCGACACATGCTGCAATAGAAATGCAAGCAGCTATTCAAGCAATGCCTAACGCCACAGTATATATTACTGTAGGTTCTGCTAACCAATCCTTAGCACCAGTTACAACAACAGTAAATTTCAGTTCAGTAACTGTTACTGAAGTTTCTTTTTCTTTAGGTTCACTGACATATTACAATTTATCATAACTAACATTGAATTAATTCAAGCCCCTTCGGGGGCTTTTCCATTAGTCCTTCAAATTGAGTTTCATGATAAATATACAAAATATTCGAGGAATGTAATATGCCCGTAAGAACAAATGGTGGAGTCTTTGATGAGCAAATGCTCACTGGTTCACTAAGTCATTTTGTTTTAGAAGGTGCCGATTTTAGTGGTGCCATAAATCAGTTTGGACAACCAGTTCCTTTTTCAGCAGCCGAAATTATATTTACTAATATTTCAAGATTTGGTTACATCAATATTATGAATCCAAATCAATATAATTTATCATTTGCATTAGAAATTAATAGATCAGACTGGGATAGTTCTTCTATTACAGCTATGGTAAGATCACTCGGAAATGATGTGGGTGTCGATCATGTTGATTGCACATTATGCACATGTACCGAAGTACCTTACATCTGGGATCTTGGCAGCGGCACTGGAAATTATTTTTCACAAGTTGCTGTTCCATCACAGCCTACAATTAATGCAGGACCAAATGATACATTAACTTTTATTCCTGGTAGCAATATTATTATTACTACCAATGCATCAACAAAAAGCGTAACAATTAATTCTACTGCTGGTGTAGACTACATACCTGTTCCATCTGGTACATTATTAAATTTTAGTACAAGATATTTTGTTACAGGTCCGTTTCCTGTTGCACCATCCCCGCTTGCTTTTGTAACATTACCACTTGGTACAGGGTCTGGTAGAGCATCTGGCACCACAGTAGTAATATCAAAACCGGCAGACGGTTCTGGAAATATTTCTTTTTTAGTTAATACACAGGGTGCAGATATTATTAATACAGATATAGGAACTACCAATTCTATCGAAGTTGATGCAACTCAAGAAATTATTATGGTATTCGATGGGGTGTCAACATGGAATTTACAAATTGGGTCGGTCAACCTATAACACCCAGGTAAATAGAGAAGATAAGGATCAATAATGCCAATTAACACAAACGCCGCGGCGTCATCAATGCAAAATTTAACAGCAGATTTACAATTTTATATCTGCTATGCATCCTCGCCCGGAGCATTTACAGATCCAAATCCAAATCCACCTTCTGACCAAGAAATTTCACGATTATTAAACATTCAAGTTACAGGAAATCCGTTAGACGAAAGTCAAAAAAACTTTGAAGTATTATTGATGAGTATAGCATTAAGAGCTATGCCTACAGTATTATCTAATCCTGTACCTGTTTTACAACTTGCAGATTATACACTAGATCTTTCGGGTGAAGGATTTTTATGGAAATTTGCCGTAGAACGAGGTGTTCAATTTTATAATTTTACTCCTTATGGAACTCCCGGTCCCGTAGGATTACTTATTGATGATCTCGACGGAGTAATAATTCCTAGTGGGGTTAGAGTTACAACGGTGCAGGGAAGTCCGACCGGTTGGGCACAGAATATTTCTTTTTCAAGACTGGAAACTATATGAACAAAATGCACGAATCCTTAAACACATTGGTATCTTCATTAATGGGTAATAAATCTAAATCATTTCGCGAATATGTAGCTGAAGCAGGTGCAATGATTACTCCTCCCTCCGGGCAAACTATTGCACCTACAGGAAGTAGCGGAAGTGGTAGTAATAGCACTGCCGCACCAGGCGGATCAAATGTAAAATCGATCTGGCCGGGTAACGGAGCCCCCGTAGAAGTAGGAATGACAGTTGGATTAAAAGGACCTAATGGTATGCCTGTTCCCGGACAAGTATCCCAAGTTGATATGGGTGCAAAAGGCGTTAAGGTAAAGAACCCAACAACCGGTCAAGATGAATGGGCTAATATTGATACATTACAACCATTTATGGCACAAGGCGGACAACAAGGAACTCAGCCAAATCAACCAGCACAACAACAAACAACTCAAACAACTACCGAGGATGCAGATTTAATTCGCCTAAAAGAACTTGCCGGAATTCGTGAAAATTGTAGTGCAGGCGCAACAGGTGCCGGCGCTATAGCTATTGCGCCAGCAGCAATGGGAAAAGTAAAGCGTAGACAAGAAACAGACGAAGCCATGTTAAAGAAAGAATATACTCCTAAAGAATCTGCAAAAACCATTATAGGGGATACAAAACCTAATCAGGCATCCGGGCAACTATCTGCCAATCTTGCTGCAACCGGAATTAAAACTGCATCAAGATCTAATAATGGAAGAAAAAGAAAATAATGGACAGACCATCTCTTCTCGATACACTCGATAAAGCTACCGATCGAGCCGCTACTTTTGCAATACAAAGAGGAATGCCTATATCTGTTTCAAAAAAATCAGTTCGTATAAGCAACACACTTATTGAAAAAAATAAAAATGGTTTTTATGATGTATTAAGTCTCGATAGGAATATATTATATTCAAATATTTCAGTATTTGATGTAGCTGTTATTGTTGCACAAAGGCACAGTAATGGAGAAATGTCAGCAGTAAAGAGAGTAATACAACTTGAAGAAAAATTTAGCAAATACCATAGTGATATGACACACTACTTGCATTGCTATAAAAGTGCAAAGAAAAAAAATGATTTTGAAAGAATGTTTATTCTTGAGGATAAGTTTCAAATGTCAGAAATACTTGCTAAATCTACTAGAGATAATATCTCTATTTTTAAGAGAGTAAAATAGCATTGTATATGATAAATAATAGAAATAACTAACAGGAAACGATTTATTATGCTTTTGAACGATATTGGTAAATCACCAGATTCCACATTTAAGAAGATAAATCAGCACCTCGAAACTAACTACGGATTCAAAATCGCCGAAGATGTTAGCGACAAGGATCTGATTTCTATAATGGAACAAATTAAAGAAGAAATTTCTGATCTGAAATTAAAGGGAGACGACTCTAAAAGATCTTCTGAAATATCAAAGAGATTACTTGTGCTTGAAGGTCTTCGAACTCTTAAAGAATATTCGATGATGTCATTTCAGTCACCAAAATTAAATACAGTAGTAAGCAATCTTGTTGATTATGTTGTTGATGTATTTGAAATCAGTGGAATGTCTCAGACAGATTTTGACAAAGCTATTAATAGTGCTATGGATGAATATCGTTCGAGTAGATATCGTTTTCCTGATGAACTTATTGAACAAAAAGTCAGGCAAGAAGCAATATCGAAAATTCAATCTAATAATATTAATGGTGCAGTTATGGAAGATAATAATGATCAAGATGAGGATAATTTGTCCTCATCGGGTGCCGACATTGAGGAAGGTTCAGATAATCTCGGAAATAAACATGCATTTCAAGGTCAAATCGGGAAAAGATCTTCTGCCTTAGGCGGAGTTTCTGCCGAAATACCAAATACTTCAGCAGCAAGGCATGCAATAAATGTCTTAGATAATCCAAAATTATCATTAGAACCTTTACCCGATGATGATGAACAAGTGCCTATGGTAAGAAATTCTCAGGGAAAAATGGTTCCAGATCCCTTTAAAGCACAAGCTGCCGCTCGCAGAAAAGGTATTCTTTATAAAGAAGGAAAAGAAATGAAAGAACATAAGAGTTTAGTAAAAAATCTTCGTCGTCTTCTCGAAACAGAAGTAAGTCAGGCCGAAGTAATGATGGACGCAAAAGGCTTTGCGCAGGAACTACAGGAAATGATTGAAAAAATTGGTCGTTTACAAAACGAAGATCTTCCACCTGTAACTGATCAAATGAGAGAAACATATGGTATGGAATCTGCGTCGGCATTCCAGACACAGATATACGGTGCCTTTCAGGGAGTTATGGATGCCCTATATACAGCTAAAGGACAGGTCGATGATGCAGTATCTAACATGGCCGAGACTGGACAATTTACCGCATCAAATGATATGGAAGCAGATCCGTCAATAGATAGCATGGAGGATCCAACAGCTATGGATGCAGACGCCGAAATGAATCCTGATCCTGATCTTGATAATATCGAGGGTGACCTCGATGCAGAAGATGATTTTGGTGCAGCCGATGAAGAAGAGCCATTAGGTCGTTCATTGAAGACAGAATCATTGCAACGCAAGGTTATGGAAATGCAAAAACTTGTTGCTAAAGCAAGAAAAATTAGAGAAGCACGAGGATAATGAGAGCAAGAGAAATTATTCAAGAGGACTACCAGGAAAGTTTAGATTCAGATCTAAGTAATATTTTAGTGGGCGCTAAGGGTTCTGGTGCAACAGATATTAATACAGAAGATTTAGTTTTACAACTAAGAGGTATGGGATATTCTGTCAATAAGAATAATATTATGGTACTCTTGAGTAGAAATCCACTGGTGTTAAATGCTACTCCGGAAAGCGTTCATCTTACTGAGCCGGAAGGATCTGGAGAAATGAATACAGATACTAGTAAGCAGGATAATGCCGATCGAGTTACTGATATGGCCATTAAAGCCGCTAAAAACTCTAAAAAAGGATAATAAGATGGCTGATTGTTGCACACCGGGTACAGGATTTCCTAATGCTTCTCAAATGGAACAACTGGCCACTAATTTACCAGTTGTATGGGAAGAAATCTGCATGCTGCAACAGGCAGTCTTAGCAGCGTCAAGTCAATGTCAGCCGGGTGGTGGACAAATGTGTACAACTGTAGGCGGAACTACACCAATGACATTTGTATCCGGGGTATCATCAGTTACAGTAGTAAATGGTGGCAGTGGTTATGTAAACGATACTCCATCTATTCGTTTTACTCCGCCTATAGGTGCTACTGCATCTGGTGCATTAGCGACATTAACTACTAACGGTGGTAATATATTAGGTGTTACTGTAACAAACGGCGGAACAGGATATGAACCTGTTTCCGCAACACTTTCTGTAAGTTCTTTAGCAGGAACAGGTGCAAATCTTCAGCCTCTTGTTGACGGTAATGGCGAAATAGTAAATGTAAATATAATTTCTGGTGGAACAGGTTATACATTAGCCGATTCTATTATTGCTACACGAGCAGTATTACCGGATCCTGCATATACTAACGCAGTATTCAAAATTACTTCGATTAGTGTTACAGGTGCAATTCTTGCGGTTGCTGTAATGACTCCCGGAACAGGATATCAGCAAAGTGTTACTACAGCACAAATAGTTTCGACATTAAATCCATTATTACCTTATCCAACAGGAACTGGATTTTATGCTAATGTTCTTACAGATAATTCCGGTGTTATTACTTCAGTAGTAGTTGTGAATACGGGGTCGGGTTATGCTACAGTTTCGCCTTATTTGGTGATATCTAATCCCGGTACAGGGGCGACTACCTCAGTAACACTTGCTGGCACTTCTGTTGCTTCTATATCGGTTTTAACAAATGGATCTGAATATACTTCCGGTTCTATTGGTACTGTATTTAATCCATCAACTGCGGCATTACCAAATCCCCCAGCGACTCCAGCGATTGTTACTGTTAATACTTCGAACAATACATACGGAACTAATCCTAATTTATATTATCAAGTATGGCAAGGAACACAGACAAATAAGCCAATACAATTACAAATGAATTCAGTTATAACTTATTTTACAAATTTAGGTTATACTATTTCTCAAATAACAAATCCAGCGACCGGAACAACTTTTGAATGGGTAATTTGTTGGTAAGATATTGACTCGTGATGCTCTTTGTGTTACACTTCGTTAATGCTTATAACAAATTAGATGATAATAAATAAAAAATTCGATTATATGGCTCTAACAAGAGCCGAAGAAAAAGGTATAAGAAAATACGAGACACCGGACGGAAAAAAACTCGTATCAGTTACTACAATCCTTTCTAAAACAAAAGACACGACACATTTAAAAGAATGGAGAGAGCGTGTAGGGGAGGATGAGGCTAATAAAATTACCGCACAATCTTCTGGTATAGGTAACGGAATGCACAAGAATCTTGAGAATTACATTCTTGGGCAACCTATTACAGGTACATTCTATGCACAGACACTTGCCAAGGTAATCATTAAAAATGCATTCCCGAAAATAAATGAAATATGGGGATCAGAAGTATCTCTTTATTCTAAAGATCTTTATGCCGGCACAACAGACCTTGTTGGATGTTGGGAAGGCGTGCCGTCAATAATGGATTTTAAGAATAGTCTGCGAGAAAAAAAGAAAGAATGGATTGATGATTATGCAGCCCAGCTTGCTGCTTATGCCCTTGCTCACAACGAAATGTATGGAACAAATATACAAAGAGGCGTAGTAATGATTGCTACACGTGATGCAAAATACCAGGAATTTATTTTCGAAGGATCGGAGTTTGATAGAGCGACTGGGCTTTGGTTGGCATCCTTAGAAAAATACTATAAACTATATGGCGAAGATAAATAGATGCATATGTAAGGAGTTGCATAATGGCATATTATATCTATGAAATATGGAGTTCAATTGAAGATATTCCAATCTATGTCGGCTACGGAAAACATGATCGTAAAGGTCGCGCACATCAGAGGTATGAAGATCATTTTTACGAAGCAACTAAGTATAAAAATACAAAGAAAACATCTAAGTCAGCAAATCTATATAAATTAAATGTAATAAATGAAGTTATAGAAAATGGTGGAACATTAGTATATAAATTCCCATACGAAAATATTACGTTATCTGATGCATATTTACGAGAGACAGAACTTATTTTATTATACGGAAGACGAAATCTTAATACAGGTACATTAACTAATTTAGATTCAGGCGGAAGAGGCGCCCGGGAATGGTCCCAGTTGTCTAAGGATAAATTATCGATGACAAATACTGGAAGAATTTCACCCACTAAAGGTATGAAATTTGGAGAATACACCGAAGAGAGAAAACAGGCCATATCAGCCGGAAGAATTAGATTTATAGAAGAACATCCCGAGCACAGAATAGTTATGTCTGACATCAGGAAAAAGCAGATAATAACAGAAGAGACAAAGAAAAAAATAAGTGAAGCTCTAAAAGGTCGTCCATCCCCAATGAAGGGAAAAATTCCCTGGAATAAGGGATTAAAATTAAAATGATGTGCGCCTATTACGATCGCTTCGGCCAAGACTAAATACAATCTACGAATAAAAATGATATGGAATACAATACACGGTGAGGAACGACTTCTTCTTTGGAAAAAACTAAGGAGCGATTTAAAATCTATGACCTTAGATAAACAGTTAGAAGAAGTAGCTAAATTCTGTGCTAATATTCCATTTGGATCACGATCTATAGATTATTATTCACCGGCCGACTGGCCTACACCATGGGAGATTCTTTTTCACGGATCATTCTGCACTAGTTCAATTAGTCTCTTGATTTTCTATACGTTATCATTAATTCCTATATCTGTCAAATTAGATTTATATCTTGTCGAAGATGATACCGGTGTCTATCTATTACCTGTAATAGATGATCAGTTTGTTCTGAACTATGAATTAGGTTTGGTAAGTAAATTTTCTGCCGCCTGCACAGGAATAAAAGTGATAAAAGTGTATTCACAAAAACATATAAAAACAATAAACTAAGAGAAGAGAGAAAAAAGATTATGGTATCAATGAAGAATGAGATATTTGTAACGAAACGCGACGGGACAAAAGAATCATACGATGTATCAAAGATAAAGAAGTCGATTCAAATGGCTTCAGAAGGACAGGATGTTAATCCACTGGAACTTGAATCTAAACTTGACCAATTCTTGAAGCCAGGAATAAAAACTCGTGATATTCAATTAAATGTTATTCAGCATGCTATTCAACTTGCTACACCATCATCGCCTGATTGGGTAAATGTTGCCGGACGTGCTCTAGCAATGGATGAGTGGGCAAACTTTGAATTACGTGGAAAATCATTTAAAGAAGTAGTACATTATAATGTTAAAAAAGGATATTATACAAAAGAATTAATTGAAATATATTCTGATGTAGAACTCGATGAACTAGCAACTTCTATAAAAATGAATCGTGATTTAGATTATAGCTATGCTAGCTTAATTACAGCAAAAATGAAATATTTAGGAAAGTATGAACTAAATCAACATATGCATATGGTAAATGCTATGAGATTCGGTCAACTCGAACCAAAAGAAACTCGTATCAAATTTGTAAAAGAAGTGTACAATGCATTATCACAACGTAAGATTTCTTTAGCAACTCCTTTCTTATCCAATTTGCGCAAAGGAGGAAATATTGCATCCTGTTTCATTATTGCAATGGAGGATGATTTAACCAGTATTTTTAATAATGTGCATAATGTAGCTCAAATTTCGAAGAATGGCGGAGGTCTTGGTATTTTCTTAGGTTATCTACGTGCTAAGGGCGACGATGTGAATGGATATAAAAATGCAGCCGGTACTGTTGTGCAATGGATTAAAATTCTTAATGACACATTAGTTGCAGTTAACCAAGGCGGAAAAAGAGCGGGCGCCGGAACCATTGCATTACCGATATGGCATAATGACATTTTAGATTTTCTAGATATGCAAACCGAGCACGGTGATCCAAGAATGAAGGCTTATGATATTTTCCCACAAGTTACTATTCCTGATATTTTTATGAAGAGAGATAAAGAAAAAGGTAGTTGGACAACATTTTCTCCTTTTGAAGTAAAGAAAAAATTAGGAATAGATATTCGCGGATTATACGGCGAAGATTTTACAAACGCATACTTAAAAATCGAACAGGCAGCAGCAGAAGGTAAAATTGAGATTACTCGTAAGTTTGATAATGCTCGTGATTTAATGAAAATTATTATGCGTATGCAATTCGAGACTGGTTTACCTTATATTGCATTTACTGATACAATAAATAAATATAATCCCAATAAAAATGATACAGATAACGTAGGCATCACTAATGTAAATCTTTGTACCGAATCATTTTCAAATGTTATGCCTGATAAACTAGGCCACGTTTGCAATCTAGCCTCTATTGTACTGGGTAATATTAAAAACTTTACAGAACTGGGTAAAATATCAGCACTTACATGCAAAATACTTGATTACGGTATTAGTCTCACAAATGCTCCAATATCTATAACAGAAAATCATAATAATAGATACAGAACAATCGGAATTGGTTTGCAAGGATTACACGATCATTTAGCAAGAGAATATCTTAACTTTAGAGACTTAGATTATATTCGTGAAATTTCCGAGTGTGTAGAATATCATGCAGTTATGCAAAGTATTGATCTTGCAAAAAGATTTGGTTCATTTCAGGCATTTGATAATTCCGAATGGAAAAATGGTAACCGAATTGCACAGTTTAAAGAACATGCATCTGGAAAATATGATTGGTCGGCAGCCCAGGCCGGAATTGATGAATTTGGAATAAGAAATAGTCAGTTAACTAGCCCAGCCCCTAATACCTCGACATCAATCTATATGGATTCAAGTGCAAGTGTATTACCGGTATATAATGCATTCTTTTCGGAAGATAATAAAAATGGTAAACTTGTTGTAGTTGCAAAATTTCTTAAAGATAATCCATTAGGTTATTCAAAGACATTTCCAAAACATACTGCAAAAGAAATTATTAATGTAGTAGCTGAATTACAAAAATTCATAGACACTGGTTGTTCAATGGAACTAATATTTGATCAACGAAAAGAAAACTTTGAAGCTAAAGAACTTTATGATGCTATTCATTATGCACACGAAAATGAAATAAAAGCAATATATTATGTGAGGACAATTAAAAATAATGCTTCAGCCGATGCTACTGGTAAATCGGAAGAAGAAAATTGTTTGGCCTGTAGTGGATAAGGAAAATATATGGTAGAACTAACACCGAAAACAATATTTAACGAGTTTGGCGACGACTCTATGAGCGCCAGAAACATTATTAATGGCGCCGCCACCGGTATTTTTAACCTAAATAGTGTTAAGTACCAATGGGCAAGTAAACTATATAAGATTATGGTAAATAATTTTTGGATTCCAGAAAAAGTATCTTTAGTCGATGATAAAGTTACTATAAAAGAATTAACTAAAGATGAAATGGATGCATTTAAAAATACAATTTCATTTTTGATTGCACTCGATAGTATGCAAGTTTCAAACTTACCAAATCTTGCTGATTATATCACAGCACCAGAGGTTAGTGGGCTATTTACTATACAGGCATTTCAGGAACTTATTCATAGTCAATCTTATCAATATTTATTATTAGAACTTTTCCCAAATGTAGAACGTGAAGAAATTTATAATTATTGGAGAAATAATCCTTTATTGTTAAAACGTAACAAGTTTATTGCAAGTCAGTTTCAACAGTTTATTGATGAAAAAACATTGAATAACTTTAAGATTGCTATTGCTGCAGACTTTGCACTAGAAGGTATTTATTTTTATAATGGATTTCAATTCTTCTATCAACTTGCGTCACGTAACAAGGTTGCAAATGTTGCAAAAATGATTAAGTATATTGAAAATGACGAAGTAACTCATGTTAATATGTTTGCAAATATTATTCGAGAATTATTTGACTTAAACAACGAGGATGATAAACAAATACTCTTAAATGCATTGGTTAAGGCTGCCGAACAAGAGATTGAATGGGGTATAGAAGTTTATGGTGATCGTATTCTCGGTATTTCTACAAATAGTACCGAAGACTTTGTTAAATATTTAACTAATCAACGAACTAAATTACTCGGTTTAGGTATTGTCTTTAAGGGTTATACAAAGAATCCTTATGAATATTTGTCAGTAGAGAAACGTGAAAATTTCTTCGAAACTAAAGTTACAGAATACTCGAGATCAGAAGTTGTCAAAGGATGGGATGATTTTTAATATAATACCTTATCGAAAAAGTTGACACTTTTAGTAATATAAGCAATAATAGAATCATTAAAATAAGATCGGAATAATATGCTAATTCAAAAGAAAAGTAATCCTTATATAACTGTTCTAAAAATGCCTAGCGGCGAAGAGTTTATATGTAAAGTTGTCGACGAAAACGATACACATTATTTTGTGTCTAAACCGTTGACATTAGGCCAGACCCCACAGGGTGTTAGTTTTATTCCACTCTTGATGTTAGCCGATATAGATAAAAATATTGAAATTCCAAAACCGGTTATTATCGGGATTCCATCTCAGGAAATGGTATCTAAATACGAATCGTTAACATCAGGTATTGCACTTCCTCAAAAGAGTTCTATAATTAAATGATTCTATGCGCAGATACTCCGGTACCTACGTTTGATTCTTTGTATTCGGCGTTAGTGCCTTACCTGACACTTCCTGATTTTAAATTTACTATTCCTCCATTACCAGCATTACCTAATCCTGTAATGCCAGAGATAACTTGCGATAAGTATTCTTTAGTGCAGATAGCACAACAATTACAAAGTTATCAATATATGATAACTTTTGAATCAATACTTAAACCCATAACATCATATTTAGGTATGTCACTGGATAGTATATTACCGAAAATTACAGGAACATCCATAACTTTAATTGATTTATTATCCTTAGATGCAACACTCATTTATAATGAAATAAAGTTAGCATTAATAAATAAAGTAAAATTTCCATTAGTTCCTGATCCGTTATTTAAACAAATAACTGCTCCAGATATTCAACTTAATTTAACAGTAAAGATGATTATTAATGATTATTTAAATTCATTATCTTTAATTGTTGAATCTTTAATTGAAAAAGTTACTGATAAATTAAAACTACCAGGATTGCCTAAATTACCAAAGATACCGACGGTTGAAGATCTTATATCACTAATAATGTCAAAAATTCCGGGATATCCTTCAATTTTTGATTTGTTTATAGAAATTCCAAATTTTAATATAGGTTTGCTATTATCAAAGATTACAATAAATCCTTTTCCTGCACTTCCTGCATTTCCTTCTCCGCTTGTTCCTACAATAATGATGCCAGAGGTAGAATTTAATGAAGGTTTGGTATTAATGTATACTAATTTTAGTAATTATATTTTGTCAATTATAGTTAATTTTTGTAATAAAACTATATCGTTTCTTGGATTTTCTTTTCCAACTATTTGTATTCCACTTTAATAGAGTATTTTATGAAAACAGTAAGTAAAACCCCATATGAAATTCGTCTTGAACTTTTGCAACTTGCCTTCGATGTTCTTATTGCAAAGCATAATGCTGCAGGAGTAAAGAATGGAAATAATGTATCAACTTCTCCTACAACAGAAGAAGTAATTGCCGAAGCTGATAAGATGAACACATTCATCTCTAAGGGTGGCACACCACATTGATTGACCTTATTCAATAGATCATATATAGTACATAAATGATCAAAAGAATAAAAAAAATTTACAAAAGATATAAAGCCTGGTTAAGTTGGTACCCACCAGGCTCTCTTACGGCTAGCGGATGGAGACTTTTTGACAAAGAGTTTAAACAAAACGCACCAATACGTTATTGGATCAAAAAAGATTTCCGTCATGAGATTATATTGCCTATAAAATGGAAATATGATGCAGTATGCAATTGGATTCGTTTTAGGACTTACGATAAGTATCATGTTGTAAATACTGGATTAAAACCCAATTATTATGATTTTGACACAAGAATGCTTCATGTTAATTTTAACATGTTCAGAGATTTTATTGAATGTGAAAAAGCACGTTTAAATTGGTGTACAGGAAAAAAACAAAATGTAAAATGGTATCAAAAATTACCATTTTATTGGAAATTTATTGAGTTTCGTAGCCCTGAGGATGGATTAAAGTATCTCGAATGGGAGATGACGCTTGACGACCCGTCTTTACCCCCACATGAACAATCTCCCGAGCAGGCGGCCTTGGCTCGTGAACAATTTGTATTATATAAATGGTGGACACAAGATAGGCCTTCTCGTGAAGAAGAATCTTTTGTAGATTACAGTGATCAAGGATTAGGTATCATGGGTGTACTTGATGATGATTTTGATCGTAACGCAGCTGATTATCTTAACGCAAAAAAAGTAATTCAAAAAAATAACGACTTACAGGATCAGTGGGAAAAAGAAGATGAAGAAATGCTTATTCGTCTAGTAAAGATTAAAGGATCATTATGGACATAGAATTTGATCTCGAAGAAGATATGTCTAATGATGCGTGTATTGTATCATTATTAAATGATACCGTTGTGGCAAAAGAATTTTATGCTGCATTATGTAACATGCAGTGGTCTAAAAAAATTTCTATTCCCGAAGATGAACAAATTATAAACAGGCTTAAGGGAAATAATCAAGGAAATTGGAGTTGTTCCTGGCGTTACGCCGGCGGCATCATTGCAGATATCCGTAATAACGCATACAATAATACTAGTGAGACTTATTTAACCTTTTACTGTTCCGGTAATGAGGGTACTGTTTCGGAAACAGTAAGAAAAAACTTTGAGCGTATTGGATGGATACCCCAGGAGTGGGAATAAAATGACTACCTTAGAAAATTACGTAAAGGAAAAGTTTAACGGAATGTTAGTATTCGGCGATGTACATGCCGATTACGAATCAATCCAGCACGCTTACCAAT